AATATATATATCTATATATATATAAACGGAAAGACGGTAACCAGCTGCGGCTCAGTAGCTTACACCTTCGTGCTCCTTCGCTACCCTTCAGCTTTCCGTTCTTCCGTTTATTCCGCGCCATCCTTGACCACCCTTCGTACCCTTCAGGTTTCCGCTGAGACCCCCACCCCCTCCCCCCCTTCAGTCGTATTCCACCATCTTCGCAAGGGCGGCGCGCCGGATGGTATCGATTGCCACATTGAATTCGGCGAGGGAGTGGATGACGAAGCACATCGCACCGGCGCGATTCCAGGCCGCGAGCCGGGAGCACTGAAGCGAAGTGGGTTTTGCCCCGGGGACCTTCAGTTCCATCTCGAAATGGAGGCCGCGCCACAAGCCGGTGATGTCGGGGTCTCCGGCGGTCGTCATGGCGCTGCCGTGACGTTTGCGCCAGACGAGGCGCGGGTCGGCCAGGGCCAGCCGTTTGAGGCGGAGGCCGATGGAGGCGAGGAGCTGGCTTTCGAGCGGCATCAGGTCCAGTACGAGTCGCCGGGTTTGATTTTGGGGCTGCTGGGCGGGGGGAAGATTTGGCGCAGGTAGTGGATGACGGGGCCGAGGGTGGCGAACGGGCCGTCGTTGCGGTCGCCGTTGGCGCTGAGCCAGCTGGCGACGTACTCGCGCCACTCCCCATGCGGGCGTTGCCGGTAGCGGCGCGCTGCTACCCAGGCCTCGAGCGAGCGCTCGAAATGCGCCTTGATCACTTTGAGCAGGCCGCGCGCACGCTTTTCTATCGGCAGCTCGCTCTCGTGCGCCTCGCTCCAGCCCTGGTCTTTGAGTTGTTCTCGCTCGTGGTATTCCATGTCTTCAGTCGGCGCTCGCCTCGGCCACCATGGGGAGCGCCGCTCCGGCCCGCTTGCGTTTGCGGCGCTCGGGCGCGGTCACGACCAGCTGGCAGCGCTTGCCGTCGGTGGTCTTGAGCATCAGCATCATCGAGCCCGGCGTGGCCCTGGCGGCCTCGGCGAGCGCAAGTAGATCGTCGCGGGTGATTTCAATCGTCATGTCGGTAGGGTCCTTTCCATCGGGTGAGGTTTCCGGCTTCTTCCCAGAGTTCGTTCACGGCCCGTTCGCTTCCCACCCAGTCGGCGGCGTTATAGATGCCGCCGCCAGCGCCGTGCGTCATCGACCACTCGCTCACCTCGGGATGCCAGCCGAACTTGGCGGGGGAGGGCACGTCCCATTCATCGATCCGCGTCACCGGGTGCCCGTCGAACTCGGAGAGCGAGCGGTAGGGTTTGACCTCGGCATACAGCTCGTGGTGAAAGTCATGATTGCGGCGCACGTGCGGGTAATTCGATTGGCAGGCGCGGCAGCGGAAGCCGATGGTCTGGGTGAAGGTTTCACCCGGCTCGGTGAACGGTCCCGGGTGGAGGGCGCGCTCGACGGTAATCTCTTCCCGGTCGGGTGACAGGCACCGGGGGCAACACATCACCGGCTCCAGGCAGCACTCCGAGTGGCCGCAGGGGATGCCGAACCAGAAGTCGGGAATCCAGCCGTTGAGATCAACCGGCTCATACTTCCACTTCCAGCCCGCCAGATCGGCGAAGGCCGCCCAGCGCGCCTCCAGGCGGCTGCGGAATTCGGTGTCCCGGTATCGGGTTGGTATGCTCGCATATTCGTAGCTCATATCTGCTCCAGTATTCGGGTCCAGCTCGGGTTCCACATCCACGCGCCCGCATGTTTGTTGAGGACGCCCGCGTAGACCAGCTTGTTGAGGACTTCGTAGGTTTTGGTCGGCTGCCAGCCGACCTGATCCTTGACTTCCTTGGCTTCGAAGCTCTTCCCCCGGAAGACGCGCAAGAGGCTCTGCAGCTCGGGATACTGCGCGGCCACCGGGCCGTCCAGGATGAAGTCGTAGTCGAGCGTGGCCTCCCTGAACATGAGGACCGCCTGCAGTCCCTTGAGGTGCCGCCCGCGCACGCTCAGGAGGCGCGCCGGATCGTTGATCGCGAGATTGGGGAAGCGGCCCAATACGATCTGCGTGTCGCTGCAGGCCTGCATGGCGAACGTGCCTGCGGCCCGAGAGAAGAGGTCGAGCGAGGCGGCGGTCTTACTGTCGTGATGGAGGAGCATGATGGCGCTCTTGGTCTCTATCGCGATCTCGCCGAGCATCATGATTTCCTGGGCGTCCAGCTTGACCACGTTCTTGTTCTTTTCGTCCGTGCCGAAGCCGCGCAGCGCGGTGAGCGAGTCGAGCATGACGAACTGGGCGGGGCGCTTGAGAATCTGCGCCGTCAACCAGGGCCGGAAGCCCGGGTCAGAGATCGTGCCCGCATCGCGGGGCCGGGTCACGATGTCGAGCGGCTGGCCGGGCCTGCTCGCCCGGCACTTGACCAGGAAGTCCTGCAGCGAGGCTTCGCCCTGCTGGTCGTCGAACTCGACGATCAGCCCACTGGCCTGACTGGTGGTGTAGTTGTCGAACAGAGGCAGGCCGTTAGCCAGCGACATCGCCATCCCCACTCCGAGCACGGTTTTGCCGATTTTGCTCGGCGCGACCAGGAGCGCGATGGAAGGGACGTTGACCATGTCCTCGATCAGCGCCCGGGGCCGCGTGATCACGCGGTGGCGCAGGTTCTCGATGGGTTCGCTCTCCGGCCATTCGATTGGCTTGCGCTCGGGCGCGGGCTGGTTGTGCATCCAGGCTTCCTGGTTGTCCAGCCCGAGCAGATGCTTGACGCGCTTAAAGACGCGCTCGTCGATCAGCCCTGCGAGCGTGCGCAGGCCGGTCGTGTCGCCGCCGTCGTCGAAGTGCTGGTAGGTGGAGTCCACCTCCTTGTCGGCGGCCCTCAGATCCGCCGCCTCCTGCCACTTCACCCGGAAAATGGCGCGCACGAGGCGCTGCGCCTTCTCGAGCGGCCACCCGGCGCGGCACAAGGCCCCGGCGAGCGCGATGAAGATCTGGTGGCACGCCCCGAGGCGCGCGTGGCGGCCCAGCATGATTGCGACCGCCGTCAATCGAACCCGCTCCATCAGGTCGTCGCGCATCGCCTTGCCCGGGAAGCCCGCGCCGCCCACGAACTCGACATCCTCGTCGTTGGGGTGGACCGAGGGCGGTGCCATGGTATTGAGACATTTGCCTCCTTTATCCAGGCAGCGGATCTCGATCAGGCAGGCCTCCTTCGGATCGTCCACCGCCGGGTCGAGATAGCGGAGGCTGGCGGGCGGCTCGTCGCAGAGGAACAGGTAGTGCGTGGGCGTCACCTCGCCGTGCCCCCACTTCATGCCGGTCGGCGGCGCATACTCGATCCAGGCCCAAAAACCTTCCAGGCAGTCGATGTCGATGTCGGTCAGGTTCTTGGGGCCAGTGAGGACGCACAGGTTCTGGCGGTCGCCGTTAAAGTACTTCTGGAAGTCTTCGGGCGAGCTGATCCGCAGCTCGTTCCAACCCTGGATCACCGGCCCCTTTTTCATGAAAGGGGCCGGGACCGTGAAGATCTGGCGCTCGGTCAAAAACCACTGCGCCGACTCCCTTGCTTTCATCATCGGAGGTTCGCCTCCCGGTTAAAACGGTCTGTCGGGATCGTCGTCTTCCTGGTAGCCGCCCTGGCCGCCACTGATGTCGTAGGCGCTTGCGTCCACCGTCATCGGCGTCAGCAGGCCGCGCATGCGCTCGTGATAGGGGGCGAGGATCGCGCTCTCGCTCTCCGGCAGCGTGGTGTAGAGCTGGAAGCGGATCTTCGCGTAGGCCACACCGCCTGTAGAGGTGGCGGGCTCGAGCGTGAGCTTGGTGGTCACCGTCCAGTAGCTCAGGCCCGCACTGATCAGGTTGAGCGAGTACTTGGTGAAGTTGGCGAGCGAGGTGGGCGGGACGGCGAGCAGGTGCGGCAGCATCTGGCCGGGCATCAGGATCAAAAGCTCGCGCAGATCCTTGCAGGCCTGCCCCGGCCCGGCGCTTCCGTCGGCGGCCCGGGCGGTGTTGAAGGCCGCCATCGGGCAGTCGGTGCAGTTGCCGCCCGGGTCGCCCTCGCCGATGAAGCCGTCCTTGCTCGAGCAATCGGGTGGCCCGACGCGGCCCACGCCGAAGGGCTTCTTCCAGTAGGCGCGCGCCTGCCGGAAGGCGGTGATCACGCCGGTCACGCTGCTCCGGCGCTCGACCCCGCTCGGGGTCTCGACCTTGAAGTCGCGGTCGTCGCCCGAGGGCACTTTGATGCGCGCGAGCGAGCGCGGGGAGAACTGCTGGCCGCCCAGGTTCTCGTCGATCAGGGCGAGCACCTTGCGCATCGCCCCGGGCTGGAGCAGGGGATAGTCCTTGCGCACGGTGAGCACTTCAGTATTTGGGTTGTCGGGTTCATTCTGCGGATTCATCGTTCGTCTCCTGTTGGTTGGTTTCGGTTTCGGGCTGGAAGGCCTCCTCCACGCTCGAGTAGGCCCGCGTCTTTTTCTGGACGCGGATCTTGAAGGCCGCCTTGACGTGGAGCAGGTGGCCGAGCGCGGGCGGCAGGAGCTGCTCGAGCGCGCCCTCCTGCAGGCCACTGATCAGCTTGTGGTGTTCCTCGAGGTCTTTGACGTACTTCGTCAAAGCCTGCGTCGAATAGTTCTCGGTCACCATTCTCGAGAGGCCAGAGATCTTGAGCGCCTCGCAGACCATGGGGCGCGAGACGCCGGTGATCGGATAGATCCAGGGCTCGCGGTGCGGGTAGAGCAGGTAGTCCTTGACCATGAAGCCGGGCAGGCCCGCCGCGCTCAGGTGGCCGACCAGCGCCGGTTCGAGCGTCTTGAGCTGGGCGTCGATCTCATCCATCCTGGCGCGCAGCTCGCGCTTCTCTATGGTCAGTTTGACGAAGCGCTCGGCGGCCCGGTATTCGGGCGTATCAAGCAGAGACGTGGACATTGGCTGCTCCTTTTCGTTTGAGTTCCTCGATCACCGGCCCGGCGAGATCGCCCTCGCCCAGCACGGAGTCGATCAGGTTGCCGCGCGCCTCGATGGCGCGCAGGATGTATTCGTCGATGCTGTTGCTCACGACGAGGTGGTAGAACACGCAGGGGTGCGCCTGCGGCGGGCGGTGGATGCGCTTGCGCGACTGCCGGTAGCTCGAGAGCGAGAAGCCGAGCGAGTAGTAGACGGCCACGCGCGCCCGGGTCAGGTCCACACCCTCGCCGCCACTCTGGATCTGCACGGCGAGCACGACGGGGTCGCTCGCGGCCTGCCACTCCTTCAGCTCGTCCCTCGAGCCCGAGAGTTCCATGGAAGCGAGCCCGGCCTTCGTGCTCGCCCGGTGCACCGCCTCGAGGTCGGGCTTGAAGCGGCAGAAGACGACCACCGGCTCTCTCAGATCCATGAGCAGATCGCCGAGCAGATCTTCCTTCGCGTGGTCGATCTGGTGGCGCACGCCGGTCTCGTCCTCGAGCGCGCCGCCGGTGATCTGGGCGAGCCGGAGGAGGCGCACGAGCGAGTTCGACGCGGTGGCTTGGCCGGTGCCGATCCAGGCGATCATGTCGCGCTCCATCTCCCGGTAGACGCGCGTTCCCTCTGCGCCCATCACGGTCGCGCGCCGCTCGTCGAGGGTCTCAGGCAGCGCGAGCACCCGCTCGTCCACCTGGAAGGCCAGCTCGAGAAAGCGCGCGCGCAGCTCGTCGAGATTGCGCCAGCCGACGATCTCCTTGTTGAAATAGCCGCCCATCACCGCATACTCGCTTTTGAAGCGCCCGTAGCTGCGGTCGAGGTGAAAGGGATTGAGGAAACGGAACTGCGCCCAGATGTCGATGGGCAGGTGCGGCATGGGCGTGCCGGTCAGGCCCAAACGCCGGTGCGCCATCAGGCCGACCTTGGCGAGCCACAGCGAGGTGCGGCCATGCGGCTCTTTGGCACGGTGCAGCTCGTCGGCAACCACCAGATCCCACATGTGGGTCGCGCTCCAGCCGCCGAAGGGGGCGAGCCTCGCCGAGTCGTAGTTGATCAAGATCGCCACCGGCTTGTGGCGCTCCCGGCCCCAGCTCAGGATGCGCAGGGCCTCCTGGTGCTTGCGCCGCACCGTCCAGTCCATGCGGTCGTCGAGCGCCAGCACGTGGAAGTAGCCGGGGGCATAGCGGGCGAGCTGCTGCTCCCAGACCGGGATGACGCGCAGGGGGCAGGCGACGAGCATCTCCCTCACGCCGTCGTCCACCGCCAGCTCAATCGCGGGCCGGGTCTTGCCGAGCCCCATGGCAAGCGCCAGCATGGCCCCGTTCTGGCGGCGGCTCCACAGGCCGCGCACGAAGCGGAAGGCGTCGTCCTGGTGCGGCCAGCGCGGCGGGACGTTGGTCATGGGTTTTTCTTTCTGGCTTCGGCCAATTCGCGCCCTTTTGCCAAGCAGCCGGAGCAGAACTGGGCACAGCAGTATTCGCAGTCCTCCACCAGCCCTTCCCTTTCGCCGCAATGGGCGCAGCTCGACTCATCTTCGTAGGCTCCGAAGTCATCCATGAGGCGGTCGAAGTCCAGTGCCAGGAGCCGGAGTCGCGTGGCGAAATCATCCAGGGACTGCTTCATCTCCTGGTTGGTCATGGCCACATCCCGGCGCGCTCGAGCGCCACTGTGAGCAGGAGGAGCGTCTCTAATTCCTTGCTGGTGTAGGGCAAGCCGGGATTCCGCAAGCGCCGGACCAGTACCCTCAGAACCTCGCCGGTGAAGTGCGGCGAACGCAGCATGCTGACCAGGACGGCAATTTTTGCCTCCGCAGGGGGGCCAGTCCCGGGAGGTTTAGCCGTTTGGTCAGTGTGGTTTTTATTAGGTGTTTTAAGTTTTTCTTGTATATTTAAATCGGAGCGTTTGACAGGGACACGCATGGATAGAGTCAACTTTCCGCCGACCGGGTTTCCCGGGAAGGATCTACGGACGGCTTTCGGAGACCATCTGATTCTGTACGCAGTGCAGGTTTGTGTCAAGCGCATAACACGCAATCACGAAACGACGAGGGAACCGAACATGAAGAAAAAGACAAATCTACAGAAGGACGGAGGGGAGGCCGTCAAGCCGACACGCCAGCACGGCCCTCAGAAGGAGAAGACGCAGATCACGATCCGCGTCGATCAGCAGCTGATTAACGAAGCGTATAAGCAGATCCAGGTGGACAACACGCGGATCACCGACATCATCGAGCGCGGCATCTATCTGGCGCTGGTCGAACGCAACCATCAGATGCCCTTGTGGAACCGGCAGGTGCGGTTCATGGTGGCGAACGCCACCAAGGAGCAGCAGGGGGTGATTCGCGGCCTCTTGATCGCCCTGGCTGTACCGCGCCTGGACCGCAAGTCGGCGGATCGACACTCGAAGGCCGCTCCTGGCTTCCTGCACGATTGCGACCGGAAGTATGAGACGCTGTTCCGGCAGCAGGTCGAGCAGGTTCGCTGGTTTCTGGTTGAGGTTTGCAACAAGCTGCCGGAGGCCGACGCCGCCCTCGAGTATTACTCGCGCTACGGCAAGAGCGCCGAGGAGATGGCTGAGCTGAGCAGCCTCTAGACTTGCGGGTTTTCTAAATCCGTAACACCCGCACTGGGTCCGGGCTATAATTGGCCCCAGATGAACAAGGCCCGGCGGCAGGAAAAAGTCCATCAGGTGATGGGCGAGTTCAAGCGCGGCGAGCTGCACAGTGGCTCCAAGAAGGGGCCGGTGGTGCGCAACCGTAAGCAGGCCGTCGCCATTGCCATGAACCAGGGGAGGGCAAAATGACGCCCTCTTCCGCCTATCCCGTCTTCGATGTCGCGGAGATCGCCCAGGAGGCGAGCGAGCGCGCCGGGGTCGATCTGCGCTCGGGCTACAGCCTGCGCACCTGCCGACGCGCGATGGAGCTAGTCTTCATCGAGTGGGCGAACCGGGGGCTGAACCTGTGGACCATTGAAGGCCCGCTGGTCATCAATCTCTCGCCCGGCGTCTATCAGTACTCTCTCCCCGAGGACACCGTCGATCTGATCGAGCACGTGATCCGCACGTGGCCGCCGGGCAACAGCGGCCTGACGCCGGGCCGCGCGCGCTCCGCCCGGCAGCCGAGCGACCTGCCCTTGACGCGCTTCACGGTGAGCGAGTACGCGGCGATCCCCAACAAGCTCGCCCAGGGCCGACCGAGCGTGATCAGTATCCGGCGCGCCATCCAGCCTTACTTCCTGCTCTGGCAGGTGCCGCAGTCGGGCCAGCAGGCTTACCAGCTCGCCTACTGGCGGCTGAAGCGGATCGCGCCCATGCCGCCCGGCGGGACGGCGCAGCCCGGCATCCCCTGGCGCTTCGTCAACGCACTCACCGCAGGCATGGCGTTTTACATCGCGCTCAAATCGACCGACCCCAAGGCGCTCGAGAAAGTCCAGCTGCTCAAGAGCGAATACCAGGAGCAGTTCCAGCTGGCCAGTGACGAGGACCGCGACCGCGCCTCGTTCAACTTCGTGCCCTTCGACTACTCGTACTTGTGAGGGTGATATGGCTGACACGACGACGACTCTAACCTCCTCGCTGAACCCGGCGGTCGCCGGGCAGTCCGTCACCTTGACGGCGACGGTGGCTCCGGTCCCGCCCGATGTCACGATACCGACCGGCGTGGTGACGTTCCTCGACGGCGGCACGAGCATCGGCACCGGCAACCTCAACGCCTCGGGCGTGACCACGCTCGCGATCAGCACGCTCGCAGTGGGCAGCCACACGATCACCGCGAGCTACGCGACCGACGGCACGCACAACTCGAGCACGGGTTCTTTGACCGGCAACCCGCTGGTGATCGCGAAGGCGAACACCACGACGACCTTGACCAGTTCGCAGAACCCGGCGACCATCTCTCAGCCCGTCACCTTCACGGCGACGGTAGCGGCGGTGGCCCCGGGAACGGGCGTGCCCTCGGGTGTCGTGACGTTCCTCAACCAGGGCAACCCCGCCGGGAATGCGACTCTCGTGGCAGGCGTGGCCACGCTCACGCTGGTGGCGATCACTCCTGGCAGTCACACCATCGTTGCCGAGTATGACGGCGACACCCGGTTCAACCCGAGCACCGTGCCCTTGACCGGCAATCCGCAGGTGGTCAGTAAACTGACGCCGGTTACGCTGAAGCCGCTCAACACGCTGAGTCTGGTGGCCGCCACGCCGCAGTGGCTGGTCGGCCCGATGACGGGGCATTACACAGTTCAGATGTTGAACCTGGGGACGGGGCCGGTGCTGATCTCGCCGGACCCCACTTTCAGCGCGGCCTACACGCTGCCTCCGCAGACGCCGTTTGCGGAGTACATCTGGGGGCCGACGGGGATCTATGTTTCGGCGGCGGCGGCGGAGTCGCTCAGCGTGGCGCTGATCCCGAATCGATAAAAGCATATGGCTGTTTCGCCCAAATTCGCGACCGGCAAATACGCCTGGGGGATGTGCGACCGCTGCGGGATCAGGTGCAAGCTGCTCGAGCTGCGCATCGAGACCCAGATGGGGCGGGCGAACAATCTGAAGACGTGCCCGGCGTGCTGGGATCTCGACCACCCGCAGAACTTTCTTCCGAAGTTTGTTCAGAACGATCCGCAGGCGCTGCGCGGGCCGCGCCCCGACACGGGGCAGACCCAAAGCGAGCAGCTGATCCCGCCCGGCAACTGGATCAACGGCCAGCCGCCCACGCCCGAACAGCGGGCGAAGTGGCAGCTCGAGATCGATGCCGAGCACGAACGCAACCGCGCTCTCTGGGCGCAAGAGATGGAGGCCCAGCGCCTCCGGCAAAGGAGCTACTAGATGCGACTCAAGGGCGGCATGCGGCCTCGCAAATTCCAGATGGGCGGCGGCGCGGGCGGAGCGAGTTTTACTCCGCAGAATAGCTGGTCCCCGGATCAGATGGAGGCGGTCGGCAATCCGAATTCTCCATGGGCCGCCGCCAAGTTTCCGGGGAATCCGAACCACCCAACGGGCGTGACGCAGGGCGACATGGGGCAAGCTCAGGCGCTGTTGAATTCCGGCTACGCTGGCCTCGGGGGCGGTGATCCCGGGGCGGCCAGCATGGCCGCGCGCGCCGCCATGAGCCAGCGCTTCGGTGGGCCGCCAGCGGGCGGCGCACCCGGTGGCAGCACGGGCATGGGACCGCTCGCTCCGCCTGCGGCCAACCCGATTCAGCAGCAGTTGCAGGCGCGCGGTGCCATGCCAGCTCCGGCTCCGGGCGGGGGCGCGATCTCCCCGCTGGGCGGTGCGCCTCCCGGCGGAATGCCCGGCGGGCCGCCTCCCGGTGGCGGCATGATGGGGCCGATGCAGGGGCCGCCTCCTGGCGGTGGCTTCACTCCTGGCCAAATGCAGGGCGGGGGTCCGTTGTTTAACCCCGTGCCTCCCGGCGGTGGTGGGCCTCCCGGTGGTGGCTTTACTCCCGGTCAGATGCAGGGCGGGGGGCCACTGTTTAACCCCGTGCCCGGCGGTGGGGGTATGCCGCCCGGCGGTGGGCCGCCTCCCCCCGGCGGCGGGCAGTCGTTCGGGCCGCCTCCTGGTGGGCCGCCTCCCGGGCCGCCCCAGGTGCCGGGCGGGCCATCTCCGGGTAGTCCGGGCGCAGGCAGGCCGGGGCCGCAATTCATGGGAGCGCCGGGCGGCATGCAGCCGCGTCCCGGCATGGGTTGGGGAGCGCCTCCCGGCGCGGGTCCGATGGGCACGCCTCCCGGCGGCGGGACTGGTCTGGCGGGTGCCAGCGGAATACCGGGCCAGCCGCCGGTGTCGCCGCAGCAGCAGGCGCTGTTCGCCGCGCTGAGCGGTCGTGGCAGCGGGGCTCCTTCGCCCGCCTTGATGGGCTACAAGAAAGGCGGCAAGGTGAACACGTTCAACTCGACGAAGGCCGCGCCCGGCAATCTGGCGACTCGTCCCGGCAAAGGCAAGATGGCCGAAGGCGGCGAGGTGGACGAATTCAACTCGACGAAGGGCGCGCCCGGCAATCTCGCCACTCGTCCCGGCAAGGAGAAGCTGGCGAAGGGCGGCGTCCTGCGGCGCAAGCCGAAGGCGGTCAAGGCGGCCAAGGCTAAGTCGGCTCCGCAGCCGCCGCCGGACGATACGGAACCGCTACCGACGGCAGCGGGTGCTCCGAACCTCGGTCCCGCGCTGGGGGCGAGTATGCCTCCGCCGGTCGCGCCCGGACCTCCGGGGATGGCCAAGGGCGGGAAGTGCGACGACAAAGACAAAGACGGCATGGCGAAGGGCGGCGAGTGCGACAAGATGGCGGCGGGCGGCGCGGCCAAGCAGCGCAGGAAGTTTCCTAACACCACGCCTCCGCCGAAGAAGTTCGCCTCGGGGGGCGGCGTGCGCGGTTGCGGTGCCGCCGAGCGTGGCACCAAGTTCAGCGGGATTTACTAAGTGAGGCAGGATGAACTACAGCGAGCTGCGCGCGGCGATCCAGACCTACTCCCTGGATTTCGAGGCCAGCTTTGTCAGTAACATCGATACCTTCATTCACCTGGGCGAAGCGCGCCTCCGGCTGAATGTCCGTCTGCCCAAGTTCCGCAAAGACGTGCCGGGCGTGCTTACAGCTGGCGATCCGTTGGTGGCGGTGCCGGACGACTTCCTGGCCCCGGACTCGTTTCAGATCACCGACACCGACGGTTCGCTGATCTACCTGCTCAACAAAGACCCGGAGTTCATCGACGAGTGTTACCCCTCGACCTCCGCCCAGGGGACGCCGCGTTTCTATAGCTACGTGAACGAGGCGAGCATCAAGATCGGGCCGACGCCCGATCTGGACTATCCCACCAACCTCGGCTACTTCTACCAGCCCGCGTCGATCACCGTGACTCAGACCAGCTGGCTGGGCGAGCACTTTGCGCACGCGCTCCTGAGCGGCTCGCTCGTCGAGGCGGCGAAATACATGAAGGCCGAGGACTCTCTCTACCAGCGCTTCGACGCGGCTTTCAAGGAAGACCTGCAGATGGATCAGAGCTACGCCAAGGGGCGCACCAAGAAAGACACCTATCAGGAAGCGGATACGAGGCAGCCGATATGAGGGGACGATAGATGCCTTCCACTTACACGCAGAATCTGGGGATCGAACTACCGGCGACCGGCGAGCAGGCCAACACCTGGGGGATCACGGTCAACCGCAACATGGACACGCTGGACACGGCGATCAACGGCAATACCCACGTGGCTCTCCTCACCTCGCCCTATCAGCTGACCATCAACAACGGAGCACAGTCTCCGGTGGCCGCCAATCCCTTCATCGTCTGGACCGGCGCGCAGACCGGCCAGGGCGCGGTGCACATCGACTGGCAGAGCGCCCGGCAGCATCTCTACATCATGAGCAACCAGACCTCGGGCGGGTTTGGGATTGCGTTCGCGCAGGGCTCGGGCTCGCAGTTCGTACTCCAGGCCGGTTACGACGCCATCCTCTACGCCGACGGCGGCGGGGCGAGCGCGAGCGTCGGGGCAGCTCTCGCTAACCCGCAGTTCACCAACCTGCTCGTGCAGGGCAACCAAACGCTGAACGGCACGCTCCAGATGGGCGTGGTGACGGTCACCGCCGATGCGCAGGGCAATGTGAAGCTCTCTGGCGGCCTGGGCATCGGGAATCCGACGAGCATCCCCGATCCGCTGACGATCCTCGGGGAGGGCTACGGCCAGCTGCGCATGGTGCAGGGCAACTATGGCGTCTTCTTCCGCAACGACGGCACCAACTTTTACTGGATGGTCACCGCGAGCGGAGACCCGTATGGCTCGTTCCTTGCGCCCTACCCGATCTTCATCGATCTGGTTTCGAGGAACGTCGGCATGGCGGGCTGGGGGCCGAACACGGGGGGAACCTATGGCCTGAGCGTGCCGAGCATCCATGCCAACACCATCACGTCGGATTCCAACATCAGTTCGGGCGGCTCGATCACGGCGGCCAACGGGCTCAACAACACGAATGGCCGCTGCTACATCAAG